ACAGGTGAACCTGCAGTGTTCTTTCTTTTGCAAATGTCTTGTCGCAGTATGTACACTTATTTAGATTCGATGCCATGTGCCTCCATCAGTTCCTCAAGTTCTTTGTCTGTGATCACTTTGTCAAGTGTCTCTAGGTCTGTCTCTTTCCAATTGGGATAGATCTGCATTAATTTTTTTAAAGATTTGTTCGCCACACGCTTCATGGGTTTTAACCATGGATGGAATTGTTGTGTTTCCGCCCCGCACATGGCGGTCAGTATCCATAACAGTTTCTTGTGTTTGCCTAACGTGAAGCAGTGCTTGTTCACACACTCGTTCACCATCTCCACGTAGTGTTCCACATAGAATGGATCCTTTGAGGACACGCTGGAAACATATCTCATCAGCATGTAAGGAGAATACAAGGATTTTTCCTTGTCGTCAATCCTGTCAAAGTAGTCCTTGTTCCTGAAGTCCACGGCCTTGAGGCCATTCCTCAGATCGAAAAATTTTCTATTTTTTTCTGCTGGCATATTTTAATCCAAACATTGTGCAATCTTTTGGAGTTGTAAATGTTAATTGTAGTTTATTATCCATGTGTTTCACACCTGAAATTTTTAATTTAGATTTACCTAACCAGTCAAAGAAATCAACGGCCCATTCTTTGTTCATCCACACAGGAGTTCCGTCACTGGTGATGATTATAGGTGCTTCTATTTTAATTGTTTTCCTACCAGACTGAACCATAATCAACCTGTTCACACTGCCTAGAAATATCCTTGACGAAGTAGGCACATATTGGTTTTGGTCCGTTGGTCAACGGCACAGCCAACATCTGTCCTGATTTGATCTTCGGGAAGTACCATTTCACTTCCGTGTATATGTCCACAACATCTATGGGATAGAAATCTGGTTTAGGACTAGACAACGGATTGAATGTGAATGCGTCAAATCCTCTGTCGTTCAAACTTGTTATTGGTAACACATGCATCTCTGATTGTCCAGCCTCGCCTATCAACATCTTCCAATCCAATGGCATCTTGATCCTGTGTTCTCCAATTTGGAGCACTGCCGCGGGAGCATTAAAGCTCTCAAGGAATATCAACGGTATGTAGAAGAAATCCGGTTCATTGGGATCTGAGTTATCCAGCACTGCGAATCTGAGATTCTCATCAACCCATTCGGGTATCTTCTCTAGTTTGTATGTTCTGTTATCAAGTGTAAGGATTTTCATAATTTATCTTTTCTATAGTATACGGGTAATTGGCCTCTTTGTAAAACTTTTTCCTTGCCCCCAAGTGTCTTTTCGCAAACTTGCACGAACTGGTAATGTCCCATATCTGCACGTTCTCCTTGTCTTCGGCCTTCCTGATTCCTCTTCCTATGCTCTGTATCACACGGACGAACGACTTGCCCGGCTCTATGAGAACAAGATTAAAAATCCTAGGAATATTAATACCAACACTGGCAACTCCATATGTGGCGATAATAATCTTATTTGTTGCAGTAGATACTTCATCATATTGTTCCTTCCTGTCTACGTTTTTAGTTGATCCGGAAACAAACACCGAACCTTTCAGTTGTTCTTGTAATATCTCCCCTGCTGATATCCTATCAACAAGCACCAGGGTGTTGCCTGATGTTGAAACATCTTTTACAGTTTTAGCGACCCATGCCATTCTGACTTTGTCTGTTGTGAGCCATTTGAGTTCTTCAGCATATGTTTTGAACTGCGGATGGTCTTGAGTCTGTAACACATTCACGTGACAGTTCGCGAGTACTCCTTTGTCTTGCAGTTCGCTTGCCTGTATCCTGTGGGTGACATCGCCTATACTACATTTCAAACCCATGAACTCGTAATCTGCTTTGGGAACAGTTCCTGTTAGTCCCCAACGTATGCCACAGTGTGCGAAAGGTCCGGTCAACAATCTTTTAAGCACATCGGCCTTGGCCATGTGTACTTCGTCAATTATCACTGTGTTGATTCCTTTTATTGCTTCCGCAAATGCTTCCGAGTGTTCGTCTTTGCTTTTCTTTTCTAGTACGTTTAGTGATTGCCATGTTGCGATAGTGTTGAACCTTCCCAGTTCCTTCCTGTCTCCAAAGTACACACCAACATCTAAATTACAAGCAACGAAGTCTTCCTCTGTTTGCGTCACTAGACTTTTGTTTGGCACTATCGTCAGTGTACGTCCATAGGGCTCAACCAGTTGACACAACGCCGCTGTGATGATAGTCTTACCTGCTCCTGTGGCGATCTCCTGTATGCACTGGGGATTTTCTATAAATTTGTTTATTGTCTCTATTTGATAATCTCTTAACTCTATTGCCTGTCCGGCCATTGGATGATTAGTGGGCCATGTTATGTGTGAAAGGTAATTTTTGTCTACTGCTTTGAATTCAAAGTTGTGTTGCTCCCTGTGGTCTTCGAATTCCACATACACACCACCGTCTTCCAGTATGGGAAGTATTTGGTCGACCAGGTTGAGATAGGTCGTCCCTCCCAGCCCAAAGAATGACACCTTGCCGTCCCACCTGCCCAGCTTGACCGCTGGTAGATGTCTGGCATATGGTATCTCGTATTTGAATTTGTTGGAAAGCCTCTTCCTCCATTCCAGGGAAAGGTTTTCAAATTTGACGTTCACTTCGTCTTTTATTACTAATTTACAACTGCTCATATTTAAAGTCTCACTATAACGTGATCGTGCCAATCCCAACTACTCGGTTGGTGATCACTATAATACAACTTTTTTGGAAGATTCTCAAGAAGTCTTTTCAGGTTATCGGTACCTGTGGCGTAATAACCGCCACCTAATGTTACCAACGAAGCCTTTGGTTTTATCTTGCTCTTGATCATTGCCCTCGGTATCCTGTTCCTAACGAAAATGATTTTAGTGTCCTCGTTGATGAACTTGAACTGTTTGCTCATTTGGTTGATCTCGTACAGGTTTTCGAAGAACTCCCTTGAATGATTATTGCTGATCATCATCTGTCCTTGCCTTTTTATCTGTGTGTGACTCTCGTTTACATCCTTGATATACACAGGTTCCTTCACATCGAATCCCCATGAACACTGGGTCAGTATGTCTATGCCCTGTGATTTGAATGCATTCATCCATTCCCAGAACTCTTTGACTTCTTCCTGTGTGTCCATTTCTCCACTGACCGGCATCATTATTGGAAAGCAATTCAATTCCATGAGTCCCCTCACGACTTCCTTCTTGCTAAACACGGTTGAGTCGATCCACAGCTTGTGGTAGTTGTTGTGTGCCACCTTGTGACCTATTGTTGTCTCTGCGGTAATACTGATACCGTTTGTTGCTATGTTAAAGTTTTTCAGGGAGTCCACTTGCTCTAGTGCTGTCTTGCTTTTTAAGTTCTGATCCCAATACTCCTGCAATGATTCAGGTGCATTGATCAATGTCACCTCCCCTCCCACAAGTCTTGCAGTTGGTTTCCGATGTCCCATGATTCCTTGTTTTATCTCTTCGTAGTCGTTTAGCAGACTGTCGTCCATGAATTTGAAGTCGTACCTCACTGCTATCAGTGTCAGGTAGTATGCGGTGACATCGCTGTGTATGAATGTCCATTTCTTTGCTTCTCCGTCATACATGGCGTACATGCCGGGAAGGTCACGCTTGTCTTTGATGCATCTGATCAGTTGTATGATTTTCTTGTTGTATGGGAACCTCAGTTCTATCATGTCCACCCCTTCGTCGTCCTGGAACTTCTCAATGCTCTTGTCAAAACTGATCACCCTGAATTCATCCTCATATATTGGGGTGTCTAGCAGTTTCTTGATGTCCATACCGTGTGACTGGAATTTGGTCAGGTATCTTTTCAGTATTACCAGTGCTAAACGTGCCTGTTTCTCAGTCCACACATATTGTGCTTCTGCCAACGATCTCACAGTCTCCTGATCCTTTGGATGCGGCTTGATATGGGCCTTTTGGGGATCGGACCAAAAATAATCATTATATGCTAGTATTTTAAGTGCTTCGTTAATAGTTTTTGGTAAATCTGTGTGCATATTGCTCATGTGTTTTAAGATAATTATTAGTATATTATAGCACACTTGGTAATATTGTCAACCATGAAAAAAACTAAAAAGAAAACATATACTAAAAGAAAAGCACTGAAGATCAAGTTAGAGAACACTCTGACTAGACGTAAGAACATCACTGGATTTAAACCTACGGAAACACAAGCACACTATTGGTTCAAACATTTAAATGAGGGGTTGTTCAACAATAAATTACCAACTGTTCCACTCTACATACTTAGGATGACCAATGACTGGGGAAGATGTTGGGCGAACTGGGACAACAGGAAGTGTAGGAAAGGTACATACAATCAGAGTGTGATCCCGTATGACAAGTGTGAAATTGATTTCGCCATAGAGCTACATTCAAAATATCCTAATTGGAGGGATTTCATAGAGACGTTAGCACACGAGATGGTGCACCTGTACCAGATGACTATAATAAAAGATCCTTATTCAAATCACAACGCCAACTTCTTTGCCTTCAGGAATAAATTTAGACTTGCTGGATTGAATCTTTCACGAACCGGCTAGCACGGTATCCTCGAACTCTTTGTAACTTATGACCTTGCTGTTGCCATGGTCCGTTCCGGTCTGTAAATAATTTAAAAATTCAGGTGGATCATCATGCACCACTGTGTAGTTCACGTAAGGCCTCATCTTAAGCATGTCTCGGAAATGTTTTAACCAACCTTCAAATATCTTGTCATCATTACGTTCACCGTAACAAACTGTGTCTTGGTATATGTTGTTGAGTTGTCCCTCGCCGTACTCCCTGAAGTCGTAGCCTATCAGGTAAATGTTCTTGTGTCCATGTACTCCTGCCGTCCAGAATGCGGCATTGCCTGAGATCCAGTGTGGGTTGTTGGGTATTAGATTTATCATTCCCTTGCTCTGTTTCCTGTTGACCTCCAGTGCTGGTCCGTAGTGTATGGTCTTCAGTCCCACTTCATCCTCGACCATCTGCATGGCCATTTTCGTATCAACAGAGAATATGAAGTCAGGCAGGAAGTCTCTGTACAGTGCATTACAGCCGTATGTCTGTCCTGTGGCCTTTAGTTTGTTCAGATCAAAACCTTTACGTGATGGACCATTACCTATGCAGTAGGCATTCCCTCTCGGTACTGCTTTGACCCGGTCCTCGAAGAATTTCATATCCCGTATGCGTTCTCCCTTCCTAATGGTCATGTTGATGCAGACATCTTCGCCCTCATAGGGTTTCCACTCTATGGGTTTGATTTCATTCCTCTGCCCTATGTTTATGGTCTTCATTATAGGTACTTCTCCTCTAACCTTGCTCTAATCCTTGCCCAAGGTAACCCCTGCTCTATCTCGTCCTCGAACCATTCGGTGTATGCCAGCCGGTTGGCCCATGTCAGCCTGTTGGGCATGGCCGGTGTGTTGATGTCTGCTAGTTTAGTGTTGCCCACGTCATGACACAGGCTTGACTCCGACACGAACACAGGTATGCCTTTGATCACTGCCTCCATGGCAGGGTTGCTTGAGTGGTTGACCACTGCCCAAGTCCTCTCGAGTGTGGCTTTGAAATCTGTGTCGTCATAGGTCATGTAATCCCTCTTTGGTAGTCTGACCTTGACGTTCTTGAATTTATTCTCATCGAATGTTATCGTGTTCCTGGGATGGGGTCTCACTAATATGGGTCTGGTTGTGTACTTCCTGATCTCTGTTATCTGTTGTTCGATCCATGTTGACATCCTAGGGAGTCCCTTCCACTGTTCTGATGCATCGTGTTGTCCACAGATCACTATCAGGTCACCAGTTGGGTTCCACGGACGTAGCTCGTGTTTGAACAAAGGCCAGCGTTGGTCATCGAATGTCTGGCTGGCGAAGTCAGCATCTCTGTTGATACCGTTTATCCCAATCTTGAAACTTATGTTCCTGAGCAATCCACCCACCTCTATCACGATCACGGGCTTCCCCGCGTTCCTGTACCTGTCCCATATTCGTTTGTAGCTCTGCATACGTCCTCTCCACAACACACTCCATATCACCGCAACATCACCGTTGGTCTCTTTGTTTATGCTCACTTGGTCACCCGCGTCCTGTAGGGATTTGATAAATTTTTTAAATATGTCTTTGCTGTTCTGGGGACCATACTCTGGCCATGCTTCTATCCTCATCAGTTGCCTTGCCTTCCCTTGTCGGTCTTGCTCACTATGTCTTCCACTTGTTTGGGATCAAACTTCACACCACCGAATGGATCGTAGTTCTCCACGTTCTTCCAGTAGTCCTCGTTCCTGTCGCCACGTAGATCGCTCTTGCTACTTTTTCCTAGCACTTTCCTCTTGCCCTTCATGTGGTCTACGTATGCTCCTAGCACACTGTTGATGAACACATGATGTCCTTTGGCGCCTGCACCTTTGCCTATGTCCACTCCGTCGTCTGGTGCCACACGTTTGACACATTGCCAGAACAGGTAACTGTCGTGCCATTCCATTTCTTTGAATATTGTGTCATTTATGTACATGTCTGTCCAGTATTTCATGAATTGTGTGATCTTTGGGTGTCTCTTGTTGTAGCACACCCAACCACACTCCGGGTACTTGTCACCCCTTCCTAGGAAATTGACCAGTTTGTCGTCAGGCAGTAGTCCGGTCACAAATTCTATTGTTATATTCCTGAAAGTGTATGTGTCAGCATCTAGCCATAGGATGTAGTCAGCATTGATATTCTTTATTGCATGATCCACGGCAAAAGTCTTGTGAGAGAATCTCACAGCGTCCCACAAATATGAACCCTTGCCTTTGTCGTTGTTGCCAGCATTGGGATCTCTTCGAACTCCCCCCGGCACTTCTCGTATCTCTCCGTTGGCGACAGGATCGTCCTTGTGTTTTGCTTTGAACTTCACTAGTTCGGGATTCGAATCCTCGATGTTAATAAATTTTACTTTAGGATGATCAAAGTCCGGTTTGCCACCTTCGTGATAAGCATGTAGGATGACATCATCAGGCCAAAATTTAACATGACTTTCTAGCATCCGTTTGGCATATGCTGTCCATCTGTTGGGAGGAAATGTGGTTATTACTGCTAGGGGTGTGGGTATTTTATTAATCATTTTTATTTTCTTGTTAAACTTAGATTTTGAATATTAGCATGATCATACATATTATGAATTTGAAATATAGTTGAAGAAGTGCATTGTAGTTTTAAAATACTTTCTCCAAACTGTTTATCCGCCGGAACCCATCCATTTTTTTTCACTTGATCGATTATTAATCTTGCAGAATGTGGTTTTAAAATATATGCCCAAGCTCCTCTGAAATAACCCCCATAAGGTGCAGATCTTTTTTTGTATCCCCATGATAAATCATAATCTATAATTTTATCTCCATTATTTTTTAAAATTTCCTCCTTATAATTTTCATGGAAAGGATTGCAGGAATCTAATTTGCAAACATCTATTGTGATATTTTCTATGTTATTTGGCAAAGGTCTTATCATAAAAGCATCATGTTCTAAAATTAAAAATGATTCGTCTTGTGCTCCACACATCTTCCATAAAAGATAATGACTTGCTAAACATCCTTTAACTCCTCCTGTAATTTTTTTCTTTTTGTTCATAGGGTGTTGAAACAATTTCTCTGATAATTCTAATTTATCTGCATCTAACGGATCTAACGCATCAAAAAAATTTACATTTAAATTGAATTTTTTTGCTTGATTGACACAATCTTGAGATAGTTTACTAGAAAGTTCGTTATCTTTTAATCTAATAATAAATGATTTCATTTTCTACAGGTAAAAACTTTGTCTGATTCATATAAAGTATCCACATGTGAATATCCCCAACTTTCTAATAATTTATATGTTAAATGGTTAATTCCGGTTTCGAATCTATTATTAAGTTGATCCCACATTTCTAAAACAATTACAGGTTTGTATTTTAATATAGTTTTTTCACCACCTAACAATGCATAATATTCGTATCCTTCGATATCTAATTGAATGGCACTACAATCGTTAAGATTTAGATTATCGATCATATATATCGGATATTTTCCTTCTCCTGCAACAAAATTTTTTCCTCTATTTACTTCTTTAATTTTTAAAGATACCAGCTCGTGTTTATTTCCCAGACACGATTGAATTTTAATAACATTTTCATAAGGAACATTTAAATTTAAACAATAAAAATTTAACCAGTCTGGCTCAAATGTATAGACAGTTTCAAATAATGAAGCATATTGTTTAGGATAGAATCCAGCGTTTCCACCTGCTTGTATGATAGTTTTTCTATTTTTCTTTTTTACATATTGAGCAACTTTTTCAGGAACATCCGGATGATCAAGCATATATTGCCAACAACGTTTATCACTTTTTGGCCACCAAAATTTATCTCGTAGTTCAACATCATCTATCATAATTTACCTAAACTAACCTGCTCTCTTTTTATTATGGGAACAAAATGTTTCTCAAAATATTTTTCCGCCTTTGCTATCATGCTACAGACCCAATTTTGATTTAAATCTCTTGTACACTGTTCCATCCTTGATCTCTTGTATGCTCCATAGCTTGTATCCTAGATCGTTGACCCACTGCGTCCTGTCTGGCGTCTTGGGAGTTTCTATATCATTTAAATCTTTGTTGCACACGTCCCAACATAACGCTAGGTCCGATGTACAGAACGTTGGTATGCCCCTTACACAACTGTCAACACTGGCTGTCGAGTTATGGGTGACAACAGCGTGTGCGTTTGCGATCGCTTCCTGGAAATGGAATCTATAGAATTTCTTCTCATCGCCAGCGAAGTGTTGCTGTGTGTATTGCAGTTCTACGTCCTCTGGGAAGTCATCTTTACGTGCAACGATAGATGCCACGTGATTTGGATGTGGACGGACTATGAACTTCCTGTCTGTTGCAGGTCTTAACTTTTCATACACGCCGTTGAACCATTCTATGGGATCCAGTTCATTCATGCTCCAGTTGTCCTTGGGTTGCAATACAAATATTATGGGATCGTCCTGGTTAGACTTACGCCATGGGTCATACTTCACCTTAAATTTTTTCACCATCATTTCCCAACGATCATTGGGACTGTTGTCAGATAAGAAGTCGCCGTCGTTCATGGGCGTGTATAACGAAACTCTGAAATGATGATCAGGTGATGTTGACACGTTACCAAAACTAGACAGTAGTCCTCCGTCAAATGTTATCAATGGAATTTTTTTTGCCCTACAGTTATTCGCAAGTTCCCTGCGTCTGCCTTTTGTGTGGTGCATCTGTTTGTCACCACCGTACCCAAACATGGCCGCCATGGGTGCAGTAGGCGTCATCTCGCCTTCCACAGTTGGTCCAGATCTATTTTCGTGTACAATAACAGCTTCGTCACCTGTGGCATCTATGCCTTCCTTGAGATGGTGAAGCAACTCGTAACTGTTGCCACGTTTACGATCCTTAACTGTCCTTCTGAATATTTCAACCTTCATTCATCATGCTCCATGCTGTGCCATCGGCCATTTCTTGTAGTGTCCAGTTATTATACGCTAAACTTGAAAACAATGCAATCCTGTCTCCGTATTTAGGTGTTTCTATCCTGGTGAAATCTGTTTCCGATATGGGTGCCGCGGCACTGTTCACGGGATCACAGAACACAGGCACACCGTTGGCCAGGCTGGCCACCATGGTGTTGGAGTTGTAGGTCACCATGGCGTGGTAATCATTCCAGTCTATGTTACCCTTGTGGACAGTGGGTTTGTCCACCTTAACTGTTGCTCCCACGTGATCTACCTCGACTGTTGGGTTGTATGGTTTCTCCCTGACATCTATTTCCCTGTCTGTGTTTTCTTTTATGGTTTGTACAGTTTCGTCTAACCAATCCGTTGCACTGAAGAAGTTTGCTATAGCGTTCGTCGGGGGCAAGACTAGAATTTTTTTGCCCTTGTTCCATGGTTTGATATCTTGTTTGAAATGCTTCTCATACCTGTCTGTGGATCTTTGTTGCAGAACGTTCTGGCAGTGTCTGTTCTTTGTTATCCTCAGCCAGTGTGGACTGTCGTGGGCATTGGTGAAGTATCCGTGATCCATGAAATAGAAATCTTTGTTCTCCTCCTCACACCATTTGTACATCTCACCAGATCCTGCCAGTATGCCGTACATGGTCAGGTCCTCTCCCGGTAACGATTTTAACTCCCTGAACTGATAGATCTTGCCATGCCCCGACCCCTTGACGAATGCATCCACATAACGTTGTGTACGTGGCTTGGTCGTGTGTATGCCGGACAACATTATTCTAGGTGCTCCATTATTTCGGGTATGTTTATTTTGAATTTGATCATGTCGCTGAATCGTCGAATTCCTTCTGGTTTCGCACCATTCTCCCGTGGTATAGGGACAGTGTC